TTGCAGCGCCCTGATCTCGAGGATGATCTGCCTTCGCCGGGCAGCGATCGCCGGCGTCTGCTTGCGGAAAACCAGAATTCCGGCCTCTTTGCGCAATTTGGAGATCTGCTTGAGGATCCGCTTGCTGACGGGCTTCATGCTGTTGCGGGCGATTTTCCGGGTCAGGCCGCCAGTCCGGTTAAAGACTTTGCGCTTCGCACGCGACAGGAGGGAGGTCACCGCCTTGCGATCAAAAAACGCGCCTTTGACCTGATCCAGCCTAAACCCGAACATCGTGATAAGCCTTATATGTGTAGGTGGTTGCCGATCTCAGCAGCCGTTGCGTTTCCAGTGTCGTCACATCAAAAATGGGATCCGTAGCGCGGCCCTGCCAACTGGCGTTCGGCCCATCGAAACTCGTTCGCAGGACCCCCCATAACTTTTGAATCAGCGTGAAAAACTCATCCCCCTGGGCCTCGTCGTCATTGCCGTTCAACCGTTCGAAGAGTCCCACGTCGATCTGGATGTCTTCGAAATCAGCGGCCCGCGTGGCGATCGAGGCGGTATTGGCCTTGGCCACCACGATTGCAAAAACTCCGTCGATCTCCTCCAGTTTGACAGTCGGCAACCACTTCCTTACGGCCGTCACCTGGCGCCCGAGGTCCCCGGCCAGGGATGCGGCATTGATTGCGTCCTTGACCGCCTCGGCCGTGTCGGTGATCACATTACTCATGTCGAAATCAACTTAGTGTGAATGCGCCATATCAATCCTTCGGCGTCGCTATAAACCGCAGCAGGTTCGTTGCCGGGGCTCAAAACCTGATAATCGTCACCGAGCCATCGAATCAGATGACCGGCTTCCGGCGTTACGATGACCCCACTCAGTGCATAATCTGCGACAGCAATCAGAAAATCTGACGACTGCCAATTCGTCACAATCCCTTCATCATTGGACTCCTGGAAATCGCTGTTCCCGATAGTGGCCGGAACGTCTCCAGACTCTGCCGCACCCGACCTGATCACGACCGTTTGGCTGACTTGGGCGCGATGCACTGAATTCAGCCAGGCCGAAGCAGTCGCAAGGAAATCGGGCATCGATTATTTCTTGGATTCCGGGGGAGCCTCGGATTTGGTCTCGGCCTTGGCAGCGGCTTTCGCGGCGGCAGGCGTCTCGACCTTGCAGGCGCATCCCAGGCCGATCAGGTATTTACCGGCCTCGTCGGAAACGTCCAAAGTCTCCCCGGCCACGCATTGGGCATGGTCGAGCTCTTCGAATTGCGCAGCGTCGCGGCTGCCGAGATTGACATTGAATTTGACACGCATTGGAAATCAGTTGCCTCCGGAATGGATGTGATCGAGTCCGAGCGATACGGAAGCTAATTGCCTCCGTACAGCGGGTCGTGCTTGGCGCGGCATACCGTGTTCGCCCCGCCAGCGCCATTGGTGGCGATGAATCCGAATACGGCATTGTTGGTGCTGGCGGTCGTCACCTTGTTATTGGTGTCGTCCCAGTACACTTTCGCGCCGTTGGCCGCATTGTTGAGGTTCACGACGTCGTAAACGCCGCCGCCGATCGCCAGGCCTCCGAGCGTGTTATTCACGATCGGATTGTGAGCGATGCCGGTGAAGGCTCCGGCCCCGCCCGTGTTGGCCGTGACCGTTCCAACGACAACCACATCGCCGGCCGCGACATTGCCGCCCGAGGGAGTGTAATCAATCACAACCGGATCGCCGTGTCGGAAAATTGCCTGAGTCATTTCTATACCTCCAGGGGAATGGCAGCCGGGGGTTTGACCACGGCCACGGTTTTTGTGATTGAGATCAATTCGCCGCCCGTTCCGAGCAATTCGTCGACCGCTACATCGACGCCCATATCGATGCCGCTGTGATAATCGTGGAAGGCGATCAGGCCCCCGTCGGACAGGACTCCCAGCGCCTTCTCAATGTCGGCCCGAACCGATTCGAGGTCGTGGGCGCCGTCGATGAAGGCCAGGTCGTACGGTCCCGGTGGCAATGCAATGTCCGGATGGCAGGTCGTCACCTTGTGCCGGACGCCATGCCGCTCGAGCGACTTGTAGAATTTGGGCAGGCAGTCGAATGGAACTGCCGTGCATCGGCCATCGAAGTAATCGACGGCGGTCACATGCTCAGCAGTGCGGGCCATGCAGACGGTTGACAGTCCGCAATAGCTGCCGATCTCGAGGACCCGCTTGCCGCGTGCAAGTTCGGCCAGTGCTTTTCCCTCTTGCGGGAGCAGCCAACCGTCGATGTCATAGGGATGGGCAAACGGAACCGGGGATTTATCGGTCGATTCGATGTCGAATGGATTCGTTCCCCATGGGCGGGTATTCGTGAAGTCCATTTCCCCAGTGTGCTGCAGGGAGATTTTGCGGGTTCCCCCCACCTTCAATCCCAACTCATGACAGAGCCGCGAGAAAAACCAATCCTCCGGCTCCGTCTGGGCCTGGAATCGATTCGCCGACCGGTTGAAAACGATCCGATCGTTGATTTCAAAATGGACTTTCTTGCACCAGCTCTGATCCCACTTGCAGACCCAGCAGCCGGTATTGAGCAGGAGCGGTGCGCCGACGTCTTGGCTGGTGAACGTCTCTGGCAATTGGTGAATGTCGTGCATTGAAAGTCGCGAGAGGGGCATCCAGTTCTCCCCTTCGCTGTGCAATGCCATGCTCGTCATCCCGCGGTTGTCTTTAATCGGTACGGCCACCGACAGAACGTCGAGCTGCTTGTCTTCCAGTTCGGCGATCAGTGTGTCGAGCCAGTAATCCTGCGGCCCGATGTCGTCATGCAGCATCGCGAAATACTTGACCGGTTCTCCGGAATGAACCAGATTGAGCGCAAAGCACCACAACTGATTGAAGTTCGACGCGAGAAGCGAACCGTTCTGGTAATAGTTGTAAAGCTGTTCCATATTGCGCGAGGCGCGCCAGAACCCGCGCCCGGCTGCGGCAGACTGTTTGCCGTAACCTGGCATCCCCAGGACGATTGTCCGCTTCGAATCCGACAAAACTTTTCTCCCGAAAACTCCCTTCCGCCCCGGAACGCCCCGGCTTTCGCCGGAACGCTCTGAGGAGGATGGATCAATTGAATTACGAAGATCCGCCGTCGGCATAAACTGCGGCACGGTATTCCTGGAGAGCGACACCAATGTCGCTGAAGCCGCGCATCTGGATACCGAGGACGTTGAATTCTGCATCAGCCGTCTCGACGATCGGCTCGACGCGGCCATTAAGGGCCGCAATCTCAACCACCGGCAGGACTTCCGGGTCGGCCAGCATGTACCAGGCCGAGGCGCTGTAGCCCGTATAGGCGCTGTTACTCATGTAGGGGCTCGATTCCACGCGGAACCGATCTTTCCAGATGTTTCCGTCGCCCTGCGTCGACGTATTGCCGGTGATCAGCCGCTCGCTGGTCATCAGCGTCGATGCCGAAGCCTTGAGGGCCGTGGGGACGAGGATGATCGCCGCCTGAATCCCGAGCGGATTGCTGTCCGGATCGGTCTGATTCAGGAAGATCGTTTCCGTCGCGGCCAGGCCGCCGACCGTCATATCGGCGACGGCAGTATTTACGTTGCTGTGTCCGGCAGCGAAGAACGTGCCCCCGCCGATACCGGCCAGGAACGCCGTCCAGAACACATCGTTGAGCTTGAGAGCGGCCCCGCGCCCGAGCTTCATCGGGACGTCGGTCAGGGCGCTCAGGTCGTCATTGATGATGTCGGTGCGGGTGATCGCCAACATCCGGGCATAGGTGTTCGCCTGGTTGTTGTAGACCACTTCACCGAGGGTCCCATGCTTGATTTCGCCGGTCGGGCCGATCTGCTGGAAGATCAGGTCCCCCGTCAGCGAGACGGTCGTGATCTGCTTGAAGTCGCGAACCGGGCGGATCTTGGAAATCCGCATGGGGGTCATGTCGACAGCGTTCCAGCCACGCATCAGGAACTTGTTCGCCACGTTGGAGAGCGTGCTGCTGATGCTCAGGTTGCTGAACCCGGCCGCCTGGATTCGGTTCGGTGCGGTCATGCCGAATGCGGCGCGCTGGGCGTCAATCGTGACGTTGCTCGAGCCATTATCGCGGAATCCATTGGCCCGCGCAAACAGCAGGATCAACTGTCGGGGGCCGATGCCGTCGCGGAATTCGTCATGCGCGGCCTGCAGCGTCTGGTCGTCGAACAGCTTTTCGTGATCCGGGAGACGCCCGGCCATGCAGACGGCCGCCTCAATGACCCGATTACTGAGTCGGCTGCCACCATTCAGGATGCTGGGGCGGAAGACGTGCGCCTGAGGCTGAGTCGCCTTCAGGAGTTCGTAATGGTATTTGTCCGATTCCCACTTGGAATCTTCGGCCACTCGCGCCAGGGCTTCGATCTTGATGATCGTGTCCGAGTTGCACAGCCCCGGATTGTCTTCCATGAAGCGGGCGGTGATGTCCGCGATCTTCTGCTTCCGGTCGTTGTCGGCGCGGGCCTTGGCGATGACAGTGTCGACGTCCGTCTGTGCGCGGGGCACGGGGGTCGTCTCGGCCTTCCAGGCGGCTTCCAGCGGCTTGAGCTGCTGGGGGGTGAAGTTTTCGAGGTTGGAGTAACCATTCGCCTCGAGCCAAGTCTTGAAGATCGGATCCACGTGAGTCCCCTTTCCTGAGGAATTTGAAGCGGCGACTGCCGCGGACGTTTTCTGATCGGCGCCAATGGCGACGAATGAGACTTCCTGAAGCATCGATTCACGGGCGATGATCAGCGGGCCGGTCACTTCGCGGCCGTTGACCTTGGCTTTCTTGCCGGCGTCGAGAAATTCGCGGCGGACGATGTTCGCCCCGATGCTGGCCTGCCACTTGAAGCCGTCTTTGGCGAGCGCGACGACCTTCTTGGATTCGGGCGAGTCCCCCATGACTTCGCCGCTGACGTTGATCGACTCGCCATCGACCGATGCCGACCCCTGGCCGATGATCTGCGACGGATCATGATCCAGCAGAATCGGAATGCTCGGATTCGCCGTCTTGACTCCCGAAAGCTCGACGACGACCGGGGCATAGAAGCCGCCGGCATTCATCGGGTCGCCGGTATAGGCGACCATTTCGAACGATGGGCGCTTGGCCGCCTGGTCCCCAGCAGCTTCTTTTGCAGCCTGGAGTTCGATGGGCATCGAAAAGCGGAGCAGGGTCGGCTCAGTTGGCATTCGCGCCTCCGGTTTGATAGGGGGAGGCGGCCGGTTCCGGCACGTCCTGCGAAGAGCTGGCGACGATCGCTCCGAACAGCTTGTCGGCAAGTCGCTTGCGATACTCTTCGAACGAAAGCCCCAGGGCCTCTGCATTCTTGCGATGCACGACTTCAGCATCGCCGCCAAGCCGACCGACCTCGTCTGTGATTGAACTCAGGCCGTTGCTCATCCGTGTGACGGCAGCGTCGGCCTCTTTGGTGGGATCGACATGCTCATCGCCATCCCAACGCCATTCATGGGCGGGATCGTCGATCGACTGAACTGTTTTCGGGAGCAGCCCGGGGACCAGAATTGCTGCCGGCCACCAGTAGTCTTCGAACAGAATGTCGAGTGCATTCGACTCGATGTTCGCTCGTTCGACGCGGCGGGTTTTGTACCAGTTGCGGTTGTCGAGCCGCCCCGACGAATAGTTGTAAGAGCTCGAATCGCCGGCCGCGATGTTATAGGGAATGGAGAGGCAGCGAGCGATTTCAGTCAGGATCTCGCGTTTGAACTGCGGATAAGTGCTGGTCGGCTGCTCGGCCCGCAACTGGCTCATCTTGTAGCCGGCCGGAAGCGTGACACCCATTCCGCGCTCGGTATCGAGCACGTCGAACGGATCACCGAATTCCATTTCGCTGGGCGGCTGTTGCGTTTCGAGCAGCCAGGACGGGAGCGCGGCCGATTCGGCTGCGCGAATGACGGCCAGCGTGTAACGGCGAAGCTGGGCAAAGAGCGGCAGCGAGGGTGTGATCTCAGGACAGCCGCGATATTGGCCGGGCCTGTCAGCGTGGAAGAAATGGATCATCTTCCGCGCTGGAATGACGTCAGCCTTGAGCAGCAGCGATTGATAATGCTCCCCGGGGTGCTGCCGCAGGACGTTGTACGAAATGACATTTCCGTAATCGTCTACGAACAGCCCGTCGAGAATGTTGCTCAGGGTCGTCGTAAACATGGTCGTCGCAACCATGTCCGCTTCGAATGGGTTGAAGTCCCAGCGAACGGGATTGCGGACCCGAGGATTTTCGAAGATCTGGGCGAACGATTCGCCGTCGCGGGCCTTGGCCTGACGCATCAGCCGCAGTTTTTCAGGCAGCCGGATAGCCAGGCACCAATCGCAGAATGCGTTTTCGATGGCCGTCGCATCGTCGCGAGAAATCCGGCGGTCGGTGATCTGCACATCGGGGCCGGTCCCGATCGTGTCATTGGCCAGGCTGCGGATCATGCCGCTGGCATAGGAATTGTTAGCGCACTCATAACGTGCGCGGCTGCGGAGCAGACGCCGCGTGCCGGGGTCGAGTTCGGAGTTCGGGCCGAGAAAATCGGCGCTGGCCCAATGCCGGCTGTTTTCGATCGTCGTCTGAGCGGCGTCGAATCGCGCCTTAATTCGCTGTTGTGAAGAATGTCGGCGCGTCTGCGGCGATGACAGGGTTTCGCCGCTTGGTCCCAGGATAATTCCGGCGTTCGCCGTCATCGGCAGCTCCCGTCGCCGAACGAGTCACCAGGGAAGCGCGCGCGCGAATGAACTGCGCCGGGGGGCCGCGTCCTGACCATGCGAATGCCCAGGCCGCTTGACGTGCTGGCGGCGACTTCCCGCAGGTAGCGGTCGGCCGCGATCATTTCGCCGATCGGCCGGGCCGTGGCGCTGCGACCGTCGACCGTCGCACTCTGCGGGGTCGCGGCTGCGTCTTGGATTTCGTCGGACAGGTCGGACATTCGAATCCTTCGAGACGACCTTCAGGCGAGCGCAAAAAAAGCCCGTACTGGGGGTACTGCCCCAGTACGGGCTTAAATGTGCGCTGGTTTCTGACGGGTTAATTACTCCCGGCAGTCGCCTTTGGTCATCTTGTCAAATCAATCTTTTATTGTTCCGTTTTCCATTGGAATACCAAACCCGGAAAAATCTGCATGGCAAGGCAAGATAATTACATAGGTGTAACTGGAGGCTTGATAATTGATGGATCGATGCTGTTCAGGACCACCTGATACGCCTTCCGGCGCGCTTCGTTGTATTTTCCGATCTGGGAAATCAGCTCTTCGGAGAAATGGAAATCGCACTTGCCAGGCGCGCAGTTGCAGTGCAGTCCGATTGCATCAATGACGATCGTCCCGCAGTTGTTACAGTTGCCGATATGCCCGGCACGATGCAGCTCGTCGATGGAAAGGGCGATCAGGTTCGGTTCATCCTTCATGGCAGCACAGCAAGAATCGCGTCATAGATCGTCGAAAGTTCGCCGGCTGATTCCTCAGGAACTATATTTTCGTCATACCTGCACGTCGCACATGGCCCGCCCTTCGGCCCGAACCGCATCAGGCTCTTGCGCCACGCGTGCAGCGCCATGAACGCCGCGAAGATCGAATGACCGTCCTGAAGGCGGCAGGCGATGTACGGCGCGTGCTCGGCGACGTCAGACCGCAGATTGCAGCAGGGCATCGTGTCGCCAGTCCAATCGACATAGAGGCTCTTAAATGGGATCAGGCAGGGGGCGGTTCGCGGCTTCTCCTGGCAGATCGCCAGCAGGCCGCCGCGATCAGTGCCAATCCGGTCGAAGTTGCGGGCATCGATGCTGACAACCATGCCCGGGTAACTGGTCGTGTGATAATGTCTGAACCCCGGGACGGCGCAGGTCGTCTCGGCGATCGACAGCCCCAGCCGCTTGAGCTGGTCGGCCTGCCGGGTCCGCATGGACGATTCGTCGTAATGCTGATCGTTTCCCAGGTAAGTTTGAATCTCCAGGCCGTTGAGTCCGGCGCCGCGGAGCTCGGACAGATAACTGCTGGTCAGGAAATCGCCGTTCGTGTGCGAATACAGCCAGGCGTGCGGCAGCCGTTCGCTCGCCTGCCTGATCCGCTCGAGGATGATCCGGTCGGCCAGAGGTTCATTATAGCGGCCGAACTGGACATTCCCCCTGTAGTCGACCGATGACAGTTCATCCAGGAGGCGCAGGTATAGCGCCTCGTCCATATACTGATTGCCGGCCTTGTCCTGACGCTGGGGCAGTTTCGCATTCGGGCAGAACCAGCATTTGCGATTGCAATACGTGAAGGTCTCGATTTCGACGTATCGAACCGACGTGCGGAAAAGTTCCCGGGCCTCATGGTCGTTCAGGTCTGAACGGAAATGATGAGCCTGAAAGTAGATTTTCTCGTCGATGTGATTATCCCCCCGTCAGCCGCTCGGATTCGGTCGTGCTGATCCGCCGGCCGCAGTGCCGGCACTCCCGGCAGCGCAGAATCTTGCGATTTGACATCGGCCGCGTATAAACGACGCGCAGATCACGGCAGCCGCATTCGCGGCACTCGAGGCCCCGGTCCTCGGGCTGCCTGGCTGCTGGCGGCGGCAGGGGCGGGACCGCGGACGGCTCGACGGTTTCGAGCTCGGGCCTGGCATCCGGGATCATCAGCGGCGGCGGATCGGCCACGAACCGGAACGGAATCGTTGATTCCTCAGTTTCGGTCTGCGGCGCCGGTCGCTTTCGGGTTTCTTTTCGTGATTTTGCCACGGCGGTCATTTCGCTGATCCTGATTTCCGGTTCGCCTGCATCTTCGAAAAACTGACCCTCTTCCCGGTCCCAATACCGGCCCCCCGAGCGAGCAGCCCAATCCCCTGCACCGAAGCCCCCACGCAGCAGCCGACCAGGCAATCCAGCCAGTGATTGTCGGGTTTGCCGGGTTTCTGCGCCCATTCCGTGACGTCGCGGCCCCGCCCGAACGTCTTGACGCTGTATTCCGACTTCAGGTGATCGGCAAATAGCCGATGGCGGATCGGCACTTCGCCGAACAATGACAGGCAACCGGGGGTCCCGCGCGACACCGCCAGCCGGGCGAACAGGAATGACTTCCAAAAGTTCGTATCGACCATCACATATCGCTGTGCACGGCCTTCCGCGGTCGTAATTCGCCAATTGAGTCCGGCTTTTTCGCCGGGACGCTTCTGGTATTCGTTCATTGGCTTGTTGCCCGCCTTCACGCCGAACCCCTTCGAAGGCATGACGACCGCGGCGAATGGCGACGATCTGCAGAACTGATGGACAATGTCGGTCTGATACCCTTCGTCGATCAGCAGCCGCGAGAGTTTCGAAACGGTTTGATCGTCCCGCTTCCACTCCCGCGAGCAGAGCGCATTGGTCACGACCTCGAGCGCCGCGAAGATCGCCCCCTCTTCCGACTTGCCCGGGAACGCATCAGCCAATGTGACGCTCAGGTCAGAATAGTTGAAGTAATTCCGCCCCTGCTCGGGGAAAATGCCGTAATCGATCACGTTTCCAGAGAAGTTTTCGCCCCAGCCGCAGACGCACCAGTACAACGCGTGCTTCTGAACGTCGATGAAGGCCGTGACGCTCCCCTGGTCTACCGTCAGGATTCCCCGGGGAATGCCCGACAGCTTCGCGCAGATCTGGTCGGCCGTCAGCGTGAGCTCATCTTCCCGCTTCTCTTCGATCGGATCGTTCTGATATTCCGCGAAAAAGGCGCCGCGGTCCCTCAACATCAGGTTGACGGCGTGCTGAATCGCGGAAATCTCGTCCGCCAGCTTGCGTTCTGGCCAGGCGACCGAGGCCCCCTCCTCAAGTTCCTTCCGGTGCTTTTTCCAATAGGCATTGACCGACTTCAGGCCGCGCTCTTCGTAGAGCGCCTGCGCCCGGAACTCGGCATATTGATCGATCGCCTTTTGGTTTTTCGGGAACGAATTGACCATTTTCGTTCGCGAACCGTTCCAATCGGGGTGCTTTTTGCGATTCAATAGGCTGTCGGCAACGTCCCCCTTGCGGATTACTGTGCATGGCATGACGGCGCTGATCTTCTGCCCCGGCCCCGACATGCCGAGCACGTCGCCCGCGATGATCGCCTCGCGAGTCTGACACTGGCTTTCTGACTCGGCCGACTCCCTGGTCTGCGGATCATCGATCAAAACGAACGACGGCCGCAGGATTTCACCCTTGCGCGTGGTATGTTTCTGGCCGCGAATGGCTCCCGTGATTCCGCAGACGCTAACAATCGCGCCGTCACATGGGCCGGCGATCAACTTCGGCAAACTCGGGAGCACGAGCTGACAGGCCGTCCAAACGATATTTGTGGGCGAGCCCATGCACTTCTGGCCCTTACAGCGCCGCGCCTCGTTCTCAAGTTTTCGAATCGGATAACACGCCTCTGGGAAATCCTCGAGCAGCAAATCGTTGTATTGCAGCTCTGTCATCTGGCTTTTCAGGATCTGCTCAGCATTCTTTTCAGTCGCGGCGACCAGCGTCACGAATTTCCGGCGCCCGGTGAGAATCGCCCACAGCGCGGCGCGTTCAGAGATTGTCGTCTTGCCGGATCCACGCGGCATCGCCAGCGCGAAGAGACCGCCGTCGATCACGGCGTTCTGAATCTTTTCGATGTTTCGCAGATGATCCGGCGACCATTTGAGTGAGAATGCCCACGGAAAATAGAGCTTCAGGAATCGTTCCAGGCTTTTTTCTGCGATCTTGCGGCGCTTCGGATTGATGATCTTCGGGAGCGGCCCGATCTCCTGCGCGTCGGCCGAATTCTGTCGACCGTATTGGTTGCCATATTGACGATCATTTGCCATGCCCGCTCGCCGACCTAAAAGTACTGCGTTTTTGTGC